TTAATGGGGTAACTTCAGGGATTCAAGGACAAATAGATGGTATTGTATCTGCTGATATTTCAACTCTTGATGATGATAACTTTACTCTTCAAGATAATTCAGATACAAGTAAGAAAGCTCAGTTCCAATGTTCTGGAATATCAGGCAGTACTACGAGAACTTTTACATTTCCAGATGCTAGTACTACTTTAGTAGGTACTGATGCTACTCAGACATTAACCAACAAAACATTAACCAGCCCTGTAATTGATGGAACGTGGACTTCATATACTACAAGTACAGGTAAAGCTTTAGTCATGGGATTTTAACGGAGATAAATTATGGCAAGTGAAGTTTTAAAATTAGCAACATTTAGAGGAGATGCGTCTTCAGTACAAGCTTTGCTGACAGTTGGAACAGGTAAAACTTGTACTGTTCTAAGTGTAACTATATGTGAGACAGGAAATGCAGCAGAAACATTTAAATTGTTGATTGATGATGGAGGAGGAGGAGCAGATACTTATATCTATTTCGATCAAGCTCTTGCAGCTAAAACAACTTTTGAACATACAAGTAAATTTGTAATGGAAGCAGACGATCATTTATCTATTATTACTGGTAGTTCATCAGATATTGATGTTTGTGTTAGCTACTTAGAACAAACATTATAAATTAGAAGGAATATAAACTATGAGTGGAATAGTTAGTAAAAATGCTGGAAGAGGTTCTGGTATAATAGGAGCTGGAGGTATAGGTGCAGATGCTGTTGATAGTGCTAATATAGCAGATAATGCTATTGACTCTGAACATTATACTGATGGAAGTATTGATAATGCACATATAGCTGATGATGCTATCGATAGCGAACACTATGCAGACGGATCTATAGATAACGCTCATATTGCTGATGACGCTATAGATTCAGAACACTATGCGGCGGGAAGTATTGATGCGGAGCATCTTGCCGTTGGTAAAGATGGTGCTTTATCTCTTGATGCCACTCCAGACACAGACCATACGGCTAACGGCCCACAAACATCTACTCTCAATGCAGGATATGGTTCAGCTATTGGGGAGTTAGTTTATCTTCATACAGATGGTGAGTGGTATAAAACTGATGCAGATGCGGCAAGTAGTTCAATTAGTTTGTTAGGGATAGCCTTGGAAGCGAAAACAGATGGACAGGCTATGAACGTAGCTCTCTCTGGTAGTTTTGTAAGAGATGATACTTATAATTTTAATGTTGGTGTCCCTCTTTATATTAGTGGAACTGCTGGTGAAATTACACATACTAAACCCACTGGAAGTGGGGATATTGTTAGGACAGTTGGATATGCAATTACCGCTGACATTATCTTTTTTAATCCCTCGTCAGATTATGTGACTTTAGCCTAATGCCAAATATAGATAAAATTAATGGAATAGACGAAGATGATATATCACACCACAATGGTGGGACTGCATCACTCTATACCTCAAAGAATGGTGATACTTGGGTTCACTTTGTTGGGATGGTTGCAACTGGTGGCAGTATTGCTACTGATGGCGATTATAAAGTCCATACATTTAATTCTGGTGCTACTTTTGAAGTCACCACTTTAGGACACGGCGAAGTCGAATATCTTGTTGTTGCTGGCGGCGGCGGCGGGGGTAGTGGTCGAGGTTCTGGAGGCGGCGGTGGAGCAGGTGGATACCGTACCGCAACTGGTTTTTCTGTTTCCGCAACTACTTATTCAATAACAGTTGGTGCTGGCGGTAGTGGAGGAACATCTGTAACAGATGGCGAGGATTCTGTTTTTTCAAGTATTACATCTATTGGTGGGGGGCGAGGAGGTGATAGAGCAGGTTCTGCAGGTGATGGTGGTTCTGGAGGTGGGGGATGTGGGGATCATACTGATCGCGTTCCCGGTGACGGAACCGCAGGGCAGGGCTACGCAGGAGGAACAGGAAATAATAGCGCTTCTGCCTATGGTGGCGGAGGGGGTGGTGGCGCAAGTGAAGTCGGGGAGGACGGTAGTAACACCGCTGGTGGTGATGGTGGTGATGGTCTTTCTTCGAGCATCACAGGTTCCGCTGTATATAGGTCTGGTGGTGGTGGTGGTGCAATAGATAGTGCTGCTGGTACTGAAGGTGATGGTGGAAATGGTGGTGGTGGCGGTGGTGGCCGTTGGTCTGGTACGGCAGGAACGGCAAATTCAGGAGGAGGTGGCGGTGGTGCTGGTGGTGGCCCCCCAGATGGCTCTGGTGCCACAGGTGGTTCAGGTGTAGTAATAATCCGATACAAATTTCAATAGGAACAATTAATGGCACATTTCGCAGAAATAGACACAAATAATCTAGTCACCAGAGTCTTAGTTATTACTCAGGAAATCATTGATACTGGTAATTGGGGTGATCCTAGTAACTGGATTCAGACTTCTTATAACACTAGAGGGGGTAAGCATTACGATCAGGATGGTGTAGAAGATTCAGGGGTAGCTCTCAGATATAACTACGCTGGAACTGGCTACACATATGACGAAACGAGAGATGCTTTTATAGCACCGAAACCCTACCCAAGCTGGACATTAGTTGAAGAATCATGTTTATGGGAAGCACCCGTTGCCTATCCTGATGATGGTAAGGAATATATTTGGGATGAAGATACTACAAGTTGGAAGGAGAGGGAATAGATGGATATATTTTACTGGATCTGCGAAGTTTACGACTACGAGAAACGTAAATGTAAAAAAAGAGCGTGGAAATAATATGGAAGTATTAGATATATGGAATGACTTGGGGTACATCGAAGGGTTCTTATTTTCACTATGGATCGGAATGATGTATTACGGAAAATGCTGGGTGGATTCTAAATTCAAATGAGATTATTACTAGCAATCATACTTGTAACTCAAAGGGAAAGTAAATGACGGAATCGCATAATGAGCTAAAAGAATTTATTAATGATAAGTTTAATGCACACGAGGATCTGGAGGCTTTGCGTTTTAAGCGAATAGATGAATTGTTATCCCAGTTTAGTAAGGAAGTAGATTCAAATGAGAACACAATAAAACGTGTTCATACTAGAGTTGACCGAATAGAAACTCAAATTAAAACTGTAAAAGGAGTAGGAACAGCTATAGCTACAGCATTAGGAGCTGCTGCTGCCTGGTTAGGTTTGACAACAAAATGAAAGTTATGAAACAAACTCAATTACTTCTACTAATTAAGAAGGTTGAAAAAGATACTCCTGTTATTATTACATGGAAAGATGCTGTAGATCATCCAGATGAAGTTACAGTAGATACACTTGAGATTAAAGAAGTCTATTATGATACTATAGGTTTTTTCTTAAGTTATAAAGATGACTATGTTATATTAGCTTATAATAAGGAGAATGATAATAAGACTTATAAGGGAACTGCTATGATCCCCTGTTCTTTAATAACTGATATAAGGAGACTGACTGATGGATATAATGAATAGGTGTTGTTGGAAATCTATGATGTTTATGGCTGTAGTTGGAATTTTATTTGGTGCTTACGTTTGCCAGTAAAGTGTGAAGAGTGTTCAGAAGAAATGCAACAGGTATCTCAAGGTATGACAGATTCTAAATGGTATAAGGACTATTATTGTCATAACTGTAAAATTACTGTATGTAAACAAGATAAAACTAATAAAAAGGAGAAATGTTGTAATGGAAATGTTCATGAATCAGGCATGGTTTCAAATAGCCGGTGAAGTAGTTCTTGTATTTACAGCTATTACTGGGTCACTTCCTGACAGGTGGGTACAGAAAGTTCCAGTACTAGGAACTATCTGGCCTATATTTAACTGGTTAGCAGGTAATATCTTTAATAATATTAATCATCCTAAAGGGATGGCTGCTAGAGTAGAAGTGGAGAAAGAGATAGATGAAGCTAAGGCTAAAGTTAGGGATCGTGTTGGTATGCCTGACGTTCTCGATGGGATGTAGTATCCTTCCAGAATTAGTAGCTCCTGCTGCTAACTTTGCTATAGGATTTTATGATCATGATGATTATTATTCTAAAGAATGTCTATGGTATGACGAAGTTAGACTGAATGAGAAAACTAAGAAGTGGCTTATGGAAAGTAATCCTCCTGAAGTTGTCTCTAAAGATTTATCTAAAATTAGCAGGAATAATGATATTTATAAAGAAGTATGTGAAAGAGAAAAGAGTATGCTGGATAAAGTTGAAGATAAAGTAAGGAGATTATCCGATGAGTAACGGTACAGTAAATGACTTAGGAGAACTTCATGGATTACTTGCGAGAACTCTTGCTGAAAATATCAAGTCAGGTGAGGCTACCCCTGCACATCTCAATGTGGCAAGGCAGTTCCTCAGAGACAACAATATTGAGTGCCTTGGTACTAATAACGAGGATATAAAATCACTAGTCGAGGAATTACCTTTTGACGAAACGCCTAGAAAACAAGAGTCAGCTTCAGTTAATTAAAGATGACTTCCGTAATTTTCTCTATCTTGCTTGGAAGCATCTCGCTTTACCTGATCCTACTCCTATACAATATGACATCGCTGAGTATCTCCAGAGTGGGCCTAAGAGACTTATTATCCAGGCCTTTAGAGGAGTCGGTAAATCTTGGATTACTTCTGCTTTTGTTGTATGGAAGTTACTATGTGATCCACAACTAAAGTTCCTTGTAGTATCCGCATCTAAACAGAGGTCAGATGACTTTTCTACGTTTACTAAAAGAATCATTCATGAAATGCCTATCCTCCAACATCTCAGGGCAAGAGAGGATCAGAGAAGTTCTAATGTTGCTTTTGATGTTGCTCCCTCTAGGGCTTCTCATGCTCCTAGCGTTAAGTCTGTCGGTATCACCGGTCAGATAGTAGGTTCTCGTGCTCATATTATTATTGCTGATGATGTTGAAGTTCTAAGTAATGCTCTCACTCAAGTTATGAGAGATAAGTTAGGAGAAGTAGTTAAAGAGTTCGATGCTGTAGTAATGCCAAAAGTGGGACGTATAGTCTACTTAGGGACACCTCAAGTTGAAGAGAGTCTCTACACTAACCTCCAGACTAGAGGTTACAAGTGTCGTATATGGCCCGCCAGGATGCCTGAGAGCCGTTTAAAGACGTTTTATGGGACTAAGCTAGCCCCATTCATCTCTACATTAGAAAAGACCGTAAACGAGCCTACAGACCCTTTCAGGTTCGATGACCTAGATTTAGTAGAAAGAGAAGCATCTTATGGTAAATCAGGGTTTGCCTTACAGTTTATGTTGGATACTTCCGGTGAAGATGACCAGAGATACCCACTTAAACTCAGAGATCTACTTGTAATTCCTCTAAATACTGAAAAATCTCCTGGTAGAGTCCAATGGGCTAGGGATGAACTCATGGATTTACCTGCGGTTGGCCTATCAGGAGATTATTTCTACAAGCCTTTCGAGGTTTCTACAGATTATTACGAGTATACTGGTGCTGCCATGCACATAGATCCTGCTGGTAGAGGTGCTGATGAGACAGGATACGTTGTTACCAAGATATTAAACGGTAGAATCTTTGTATTAGCTATAGGTGGACTGAAAGGTGGCTACGATAAGCCTACATTACGCAAGTTAGCCCTGATAGCACAAGAACATAAGGTTAATACCATAGAAATAGAGGCTAATTTCGGTGATGGTATGTATACAGAGCTGTTCAAACCTGTATTAAACCAGTTTCACCAGTGTCATGTAGAAGAAATCAAGCATTCCAAGCAAAAGGAAGCAAGGATTATAGACGTACTAGAGCCTATAATGAATCAGCATAGGTTGATTATAAGTTTAACTGAAGCTGAGAGAGACTACGAGGAGAATAAAGAAGAGCCTCGTAGACAATTGTTTTATCAAATGACTCGTCTTACCAGAGATAAAGGTTCACTCCAGTATGACGATAGAATAGATGTTCTCGCTATGGGAGTTAACTACTGGGTAGAACAGATGGCTGCTGATGAAGCTATAGCCTATAATGACCGTAGAGTAGAAGAACTAGAGGAAAATATAAAATCATTTATGAATACTGCTGAAGTAAGTCAAGAAGATGAAAACGTGTGGGTTAGGGTATGATCTGGTTACTTATAGTAATACATTTAAATCTTACATCTGCTCCTGTTCAAATTCAACATGGAGAAATAATAGGTACGTTTCAAAGTCACCAAGAGTGTGTAAAGAAACATAATGAATTCTTTAAGAAAGCTGAAGAAGAAAAACGTACTATTCCTCCTTATTTTAATCTAGGATGTGTCCCTTATAAAAGGACAATAATGTGAGAATAATAGATAAGAAAGCTAA